TGCATTCAGCGTTGGTATTGTGACATTTGGAGCATTATTAGTAAAGGCTATTCAGGGAATTCTTTATGTTACAGGAATTGATGCTTCTGTAGTCACTGGAGTTGTAGATACACTTTGGGCTCTTGGCTGGGGAGTAGGAAAGATAGTATTGGCCACAGCAGCAGCGGTTGGCGTTATTATGGGCCTAGGATGGGCTTTTAGTTTGATAAATAATCCTGCTGGATGGACTTTACTTGGAGTCGGGGCCGCTGCTATCGCTGGAGCAGTACCATTAATTGCTGCTTTTTCAATAGGTGTCATATACGCTGCTGCCGCATTTTCAAATCTGATGGACATAAAGACTGCTAATGATGTAGCTGATGGAATAACAGCTATTACTGGATCAACAACAAGAATTGTTGGAGCATTGGCAGGCGCAGCCGCATCACTGGTAGGTTTGGCTGGAGTTGGCGTAACAGCCTTTTTCTTATCATTCATAATAGGATACGCAACAGATGCAGTTAATGCAATAGTTCCAGTATTGGTAGATTTTTCTAATGCAGCAGTTAAAGCAGCAAAGTCAATTGTCGGAGTAATTCCTCCAAGACTTGTGGATGAAGCCACTTCTGGAATGCAAACAGTATTAGATGGTGTTAGAAAAATAGGTTCTGCAATAGTGGGAATGATTCCATACTTGTCTGGAATGAGTGCTTTGGGAACAATAAGTGGCATTCTAGCTAATATTTTATATTTGGCAGGATGGGCAATCTTAGATTTAACTCCTCCTATTGTGTTTTTTGGGACGGCAGTAATAATTGCGGCAAAAGCAATAGTTTCAATCATTAATCCAAAATATGTTCAAAGTGCTGTAGAAGGAGTCGAAGCGGTTCTAAATGCCGTTAAGACTATTGGAACAGCAATGAAAAACATGTCAGATTTTTTATATGGATTTTCTAGTAATTATGATTTCACTGGTTGGGTGCCAATGTGGTTGTATATGGCATCAGATGCAATAATAACCATTAAGAATCCAATTCTTTATTATGCACTTGTTATAAAAAATTTCGCAAAAGCACTTGGTGCTGTTTTTAGTCCACGACTTGCAAAAGGTGCTTCTGAAGGAGTTACGGCAGTAGTTGATGCAATAACAGATATAACAAATTCCATAATGAAATTAAAGGAAACAATTGACAAATATTCAACAACTGCATTATATGCAGGTGTGCTTGTCTGGTGGATGAATGGTGCAATTAGATTCTTTCAAATAATTCAAGAACCAATTATAAATTTTGGAATAGCAATAAGTGATTTTGCATTGGCTCTCAATACTGCTTTTAGCGCAAGACTTGCAAAGAGTGCTTCTGAAGGTGTGAATGCGATTATCGGAGCTATAACTGAAATTACAACTTCTGTTATGGAATTTAAGAAAACAATTGACAAATACTCTGTTTGGGCACCCGACTGGGTTGCTTGGTGGCTAAGGGGCGCTGTTACTTACATGCAAACAATAAGAGAGCCAATTGTAAATTTTGTAATAGAAGTAATGGGTCTTGCACAAGAATTAGGTAATAATGTAAAAATTGGTCCGGCCAAATTACTTGCAAAGACATTAACTGTTTTGTCAACAATTATTGAAAAAACAACGACAGTAATAAGTGATCTTTCCAACAAGTTAGTTCCATTAGTGAGAGGAGGTTGGTTTAAGAAATCTCCAGCAGAACTTATAAAAGAATCAGAAAACAAATTGAAGAGTTTCTTCAAAACAGTATCTGGACTTGTTGTTTCAATAATCGATGAAGTCCAAACAAACTTCAAAGATATTGGAAAATTGAAATCTACTGCTAAAATTCTTATGGTTGTTGGAATGATAATAACTGAGATGGCAAAAGCAGTTGAATTATTCTCGACAAAAATAATGCCTTTTACAAAGAAAGATTTTGCAACAGGTAAGTCTCCAATAGAAAAAATAAATGAATCTCAGGGCCAACTTAAAAAATTCTTTGAAAATATAAGTAATCTTATTTCTGAAGGAATAGTTGCTCCAGTATCAATGATTGGAAATGTTGAAACATTGAAGCCAGTTGCTAAGACATTGGCTGTTATTTCAGTTTTGTTGAATGAAGCAGCCAAGACAATCAAGGCTTTAGCTGATGTTGTTGGATTAATGGACCCAGTAAGCTTCTTCCAAGAATCGCCAATAAGTAAAATTTCTAAGTATAAAAATCAATTTGCAGAACACTTCCTTGAAATAGCTGATTTGGTTACTTGGGGAATTGTTTGGCCAATTCTCTTTGCTATGCCAAATACAGAAGACTTAAGAAAAGCTCAGACAATTTTAATTGGAGTTGCAACAATTGCTTGCGCTACAGGAAAAACAATCAAATCTCTTGCTGAAGTAATGGCTCTGATGGACCCTGTTAGTTTGTTTTTTGATTCTCCCATGGAAAAAATTGTCAATAACAAAAAACAATTTACAGATTGGTTTGATTCAATTGCCGTATTTGTTCGTGATGGGATTGTTGATCCTGTTGTGGCCATATTTACCGATACGACTCAATTGAATAAGGCGGCAGTTATAATCAAGGCCATGAGTCTAATTGCGATAAGACTTGTTCCTCTCATTAAAAATCTTGCAGAAGCAATTTCATTGGCAACAGATGCTCCCACATTCTTCGGAGTTGCTCCGATGCAAAAAATTGTAGACAATAAAGAAAAATTTAAGGGTTGGTTCATATCAATTGCCGAATTCATGAAAACTGGAATTATAATGCCTGTTTTCAATAATCTTGGTGATGTAGACATGGGCAAGGCTCAAAAAATAATCATGGCTATGGCCACAATTGCAAGAAATATATCTCCACTCATCAAGAACATGGCATCGGCAGTTGGCATGGTGAGCGAAGGAGGAGAAGAAAGCATAGACACCGATTTTCCAATGGACAAAATAATTGCCAGCAAGGATAAATTTGCTAAATTTTTCAATACTACTGCAATATTTTTGAGAGACGGCGTGGTAATGCCTATTTTGCAACAAATGGGCGATCTTAAACAGATTCAACAGGCATCAAGAACTTTGTTGGCTATGAATTCTTTGTTGACAAATATTCCACTAGTAATCAAAAACTTTGCAAACAATGTTCTTCCATTGGTTGTAAGCGCAGACACAGATTTAAGGGATACTCCTGCTGAGAAGATAGATGCAGGAAAAGAAAAATTTGCAATATTCTTCAGGAATGTTACAGCTTTCTTGCGTGACGGAATTGTAAATCCAGTAATACAAGAAATGCCAGACTCTAAGACCATTCAAACAGCGGGAAGAATCATGCTTGGAATGAACATGCTGTTAAACAATGTTTCTGGAGTAATCAAAAATTTGGTTAAATTGTTTGGTGGATCACTTGATCCAAACCAATGTTTGAAAGAAGCTCCTATACCTATGATTGCTAGAATGGCACCAATTTATCAGGAATTCTTTGGGGCTGTAATTGGATTTTTGGTTGATGGAATTGCGAATCCCATATTGCACGGATTCCCTTCAGAAGATGATATGAAGGAGGCAAATGGCAGAATGAAAAACATGCTTTTGCTTATCACTCAAATTCCTCCATTTATTCAACAGTTGAATAAAACAATTAATGATCTTGGAACCAATATTGTTGGTTTTGGAACAATGTTTAGCGTGGCGGTATTTACAGGAACTTTTGGTTATATTTCCAATCTTTTAATTGAAGGTGTTATCAATCCAATCAGAATGATGCCAGACTCAGAAGAGCTTGATGAAATGTTAAATAAATTAAATTTGATGTCAGAAGTTGTTTATACTGCTGGAGTTGTTATGAGCAGAATGAATCAGACATTCAACAATTTCGCATCAGCAACAAATATTTTCTCATCACTTACTGGCAGATGGGATCAACACTTCTTCCAGAAATCATTCACGGGAATGGCGATAAGCTTAAAGAGTGGAATCATAGAGCCGATCACAAATCTTTTCCCGAAAGCATCTGAGCTTCAGATCGTTGTTGATAAGCTTGCTTTGCTTGGACAAGTATTAAATAAGCTTGAAGAGGTCATGAACTCACTTGGAGCAACATTCTCATCAATTGGCAATATGGGAGTCGATATGAGCCAAATTAATACAATGCCAATGGATAAGTTGTTGGCTTTGGCAAATATAGCACAAAGTGGGGCGCAAGCGGCAATCACACCTGTTGGAGCAGCAGTTGCAAATTCTCCAGCAGGAGCGGCAGTATCTACAGCAGCATCCGGCTCAACAAATGCCGCAATTGAGAACAAAGTTGCTGCCAAGAAAGCTGGAGAAGAGCCAGCGACAAATAAAGTTACATCGAAAGAATTGCAAGATATATCTAAAAATTCTTCTGATCAAAACGCAAAACTTGACACGCTTATTACATTATTCCAGAAGGTCGTCGATGCACTTAAACCTTCTCCCGCATCGGGAGGAGGTGGTGGAAGTGTAGCTGGTGAAACTCCTGATACTTCGTTGAATAGACCACCTGCCAAGAGTCCCATGTTTCCTAGGGCTGTGACCGGAAGGGTTGGACAGGGACCAGCAAAGCAAGTGAATACCTTGCTACCAATAAGACTGTAATTTGAGGTTAATTAAATGAATGCAACATTGCCAAGTGGAGATTTGAATGAGTTTATTTTTGAACAAACATGTTATATCAATATAATAGGAAATGGAATAAATGAAACAATAGTAATGCAAAGTCTTCCAGATATATCAGATTCTAAAAGCGCAAGTTATTCCGATGAAACATCAATAGGTAGAAGTACACCATTTAAGACATATAACAATTCTGATAATAGAACCATAAACTGGACTGCTCACTTTATGGTGACAAAAAAAGATCATATAGAAAAATTTTTTGGATACATTCGTGCAATACAGGCAGCAGTATATCCATTTGATAGCAGAAGCAGTCAAGGAGGATTGGGAGGCGCTCCTTATGCTCCTCCTCCAATTTGTAAATTGCAATGTGGAGATCTATTGTCAAAACTACCTCTTAATGCAATAATGAAAAGCTATAGTATAAAATTTGATACTTCTGTTCCTTGGGACGAAAATACATTTTTACCCTATAAGTTTGATATTGATATGAATTTTGATATAATTTATGATCAATCAAATTTACCCGATTCAAATAAAATATTACAGGATTAAAAATGGCAAACTACATAGAATACACAAAAATACAACCATCTAGATTTGTTCCCATATCGAGTAGGTACTATGAATCGCCTGTTGTTTATTATACAGAAAACAAGTTAATGACATTTGCGACATATAAAAAAACAGTTATACCAAAGACCAACAGGGATAGATACTATGTAATTACTGCTGGCAGAGAATATAGGCCAGACTTAGTGTCTTTGGCGGCTTATGGCACTGTAGATTATTGGTGGAAAATCATGGAAGCCAATGACATCAAAGATATTTTTAATTTTAAGGCTGGTTTGAATATTCGTTTGCCAGATGCCATTTTAGGATAATTATGCCTGTTCAATCTTGTGTTGTTGAAAATGGATTGCTTAAAATGTTTGGTTGTGCCACTCCAGAAGCACCCATAGAAGGAGCGGTTTACGCTGCATATGTAGAAATGAGATTTGGGTCATCAAATCCAGAAGAACAAGTAGTTTTAACAGTTGGTAATAACTCAGCGCCTACAGGAAACTTAGCGGTAATTAATTCATTTGAATATGGACAAGAAGGATCAAGCGGATATCAAATTGATATTGAAATCATGGATCATGGAGGAGCCATGTATAAAGAAATCATCAGAAACCTGAACAAATCATTCGTCACTCAAAAACAAGAAGCGGAATTTATAGCAATTGATTTTGGATGGATAATAAGCGATGAAGATGGCAATTCTAGATTGAAAACAAGTAGAACTACAATTGGAACAGTATTAACTGGAGTAATGACATCTGTTGAAACAAGTTTTGCAGGAGGCAATGTCAAGATTAAAGTAAAAATAACGGCTCCTCAAGACATTGGATCAGCCCAAACAGGTTCGGAAGGAAGCAATGATCAGCTTATGGACTTAAAAACTGCCATCAGGAATGTTTTGGTTGATGGAGAACAGCCTTTGTTTTCAAATGTTTCTTTTAGAAGTGCATCTTCATTTGAAGATGCGGGTGCAGACAATAATTTAGAATTTGAAAAATCAAAAGGTGGAGAAAAGGGTCCGCCATCAGTTTGGCCAAAAGATCAGATGAGTGTTTTGTCTTGTGTAAGATCTTGGCTTTCAACAGTAACATCTGCTGATGGTAGAGGACTTATGATTCTTTACGATGCTGCCAATAATGGAATTATAATCCAAGAAGACCCATTGGACCCTAGCGGACAAAATTCTGGATGTTGCACTACAAGTGTTGCCACCTATATTGTCAATGGAGGGAATTGCAGTCCTGTTATTGAATTCAGTCCATCTGTTCAATGGGCACCAACCATGGTTCCCGGCAAGGGTGGTACTAATGGTGGTGCTTCTGGCGGAAATGCACCTCTTCTTGAACCAATCAACAACATTCAGGACACAGGTTCTCAAACTAGTCCAACAATGGAATCTCATGTTTGGAATTTCATTCCTCCTAAAGATCAAGCTGATAATGCAAACAAAGCTATTGGTGCAGCTATGGATGCAGAAGAGAAGACAGGACCGGGTCTTTCAGGAGGAACTCCAGCATGGTCTGCTGATTTGAAAATAATGGGCGATCCTTTCTATACTAATGTATATAACTTCCTTGGAAAATCAGTATCAATACTTTTTATAAACCCATATTATTTTGGCAATGAAGCTAATTCAACATGGCTTCAAACATCAGTATGCAATACAATGTTAAGCAATAAAAAATATATGATTAAAAGAGTAAATCACAGTATTAGTGCCGGAAGCTACACAACCACTTTGCAACTTCAATTGAATGTACCGAATATTGATATAGATTGGGATGCCAGTCTTGGCGGAAACGGTTGTGGTAGTTTGGAACAAAGCTTCGTTGATGCTCCTGCTAAGAGTACACTATAAGGAATAAAATGACATTTGTATCACATAAAGATTTTCAATCTCTAAAGAAAAAAGTTGACACAATTGTCAATCAAATGGGAGGACTTAATTATGATATGAGACAAGTTGTTCGTGCAGAAATTTTGTCAAATTCCAAAGTAATTGACCAGTCACAAATGCAATATGGTCTTTATACGGCTTTGTGTGTTGACACTTTGGATATATGGAAGCAGAACAGAATTCGTTTTTATTCGCCTCTTTTTCAGAACCCTCAAATGAAAGTTGAACAACTTCCTTGGGCTAATGCAGTAAGCGCCATGGGAGGATTTGATGATACCGGATTGACATGGGTTCCTCCAGCAGGATCAACTGTTGTCATTATGTTTGAAAATGGTAGTCGTAGTTCTCCTTATTACCTTGGAACAACATGGCATCGAGATCGTGGTCCTAGTGGTCAACATACTTGGGGCTACAACATAAATGAATATTATAAAATATGGGAAGGAACAAGAAATGGTTATTTAGTGGGACCAGACGATGGATCTCAAGTTTTGCCTCCTTGGAATACTGAAAACTATAATGGTTTTGATCTCACATCAGTAATTGACTTTAATTCCAATCCAGAAGCACAAAGGCTTTTGACATATCCAAACATATACGGATTCAAAACTCCAGAAAAGCATATGATTAAGATGGTCGATGGAGACCCTAAGTGTAATAGAAAGTGGAAAAGATTTGAAATCATGTCCAGTTGTGGAAACTGGATTATGTTAAAAGACGATCATTTGCATTATGCCGGTCAGTGGGCTCACCCTGATTGCGGAGGAGTGGTCAAAGAAGGTGAAACAAGTTGTGTTGAAGATGCTTACACGCAGAATCAAATTGACAACATATCATCTGGAGGAACAATTGAACAAGCACAAAATACAACAGACTTGAGTCCCGAGTCTGGAAAAAAACTTGAAGAAAATTCTTGTGAAGAAAAAAAGAGCAACAAAAAAATCATTGGAGGACACCCAAACACAGGTTCTCCTAGATCAACATATTACAAAAAACAAATAGGTTCTAATCCTTTTTTTAAGCAAAGGCAGGAGTGTCGTCCTTACAAGGGTCCGCCTACTCCGCAGAATAATTCTGCTGATTTACCGCAAAGTGGAATTCAGATTCAATCAATATCTGGTCATTCTTTCGTAATGGATGACTCAGTTGAGGAACC